TGAAGAACTTGAGCGATACACTAAAAAGTTAGTAGAAGAAAATAAAACGCTAAAAACTTCAGTTAATAAGGGGCATAACGCATTAATAGAATCTGCTAAAAAACAGGTGGAATCTGAAGTAGCTGTGGCTAAAAAGCAATACCGTGACGCATATGAATCAGGTGAAGCTGATGCGGTATTAGAAGCACAGGATGCACTTACTAACGCTAATATACGTAAAGATAAGATGGCTAATCTTAAACCACGTAAGGAAGTCCCTTTACAAACTCGAAAAAATACGGTTCAATCACCACAACCTGCACCCCAGCAGGTGCCGCGAGATGAAAAGGCTGAAGCTTGGAGAGATAATAACTCTTGGTTTGGGTCTGACGACGAAATGACCGCGTTTGCTTTGGGGTTGCATACGAAACTGACGAAAGAGGGTGTCGATCCTCGATCTGATGATTACTACGGGAAAATAAACACCCGTATGCGAGAGATATTTCCCGGTCAATTTGACAGCGGGATAGACGACTCAGGGGAACCGAGGAAAAAATCTAGTACTGTGGTTGCACCCGCTACGCGGAGCATAGCGCCTAAGAAGATTAGGTTAACGGAATCACAGCAAACTATTGCGAAAAGACTTGGAGTACCTCTGAAACAATACGCCGAACAGGTTGCTGAATTAGCGAGGAAACAAAACTAATGGCTGAAAACAGACTTGACCGAGAACAGGAAACCCGAGAGCTGAAAACCAGAAAACGTGCGTGGACTAAACCGGAAGTGCTTCCGACTCCTACGCCGCAAGAGGGTTATGCTTTCCACTGGGTTCGTGTTAGTACACGCGGGCAAGATGATCCGACCAATGTTTCCTCTAAATTACGTGAAGGCTGGGAGCCGGTAAAAGCTGTAGATCACCCTGAAATTGAACTTGTAAGCATCGAGAACGAACGCTTTAAGGACAATGTTATAATGGGGGGTTTAATGCTTTGTAAAGCACCAGTTGAACTTGTCGAGGAGCGCACTGAGTATTATCAAAAAGTAACTGATTCTCAGATGGACTCCGTAGACAATAACTTAATGCGTGAGAGTGACCCAAGAATGCCTATGTTTAATAACAGGAAGTCTGAGGTTACTTTTGGCAAAGGATAAACTGAGGAGTCTATTATGGCAGCTGCTGCCACCCCGTACGGTCTTAGGGCCGTCAATCTGATCGGAGGATTACCATTTGCAGGTTCTACTCGACAGATTTCAATAGCGTCCGGCTATGGTACTAATATCTTCAATGGGTCAATTGTATCCATTGTAGCTGCGGGTACTATTGAAATAGTCGTGACAAATGGAGATAACTCAACTGGATTTCCAGCGGGTACTATCGGTGTTTTTGTAGGTTGCCGATATACTGACCCCAGTACAAGCCAATTAACATTTAACCAGCGGTGGCCTACGGGTACTGTTGCGTCTGATGCGATGGCTTATATTGTGGACGACCCCAACGCTGTATTTCAAGCACAAGCTGATGGTGCTGTTACTCAAGCCGACTTAGGGCAAAATACCTATTTGGCAGCAGTACAGTCCACCAGTACCGGAAGTACCATTAATGGTAATTCCACAAGTGCTTTGACTTCAACAACAGCAGTAACTTCTGGAATGGCTTTCCGCATCGTTGATTTTGTGGATGGGCCGGATTCAGCAATTGGTGATGCGTATACGGATTTGTTAGTGAAGTTTAATCCAGATTCGCATTCTTATCTCAACAAGACCGGTATATAAGGAGAACGACTAATGGCTATATCTAGAGCGCAACTCCTTAAGGAACTCTTACCGGGTCTTAACGCCTTATTTGGTCTTGAATATGCTAAATATGGTGAAGAAGCGGCAGAAATTTTCGAAACTGAAAGTTCAGATCGTTCCTTTGAGGAAGAAACCAAACTGTCAGGCTTTGGTGCCGCCCCTGTTAAAAACGAGGGTGCTGCCATTTCGTATGACAACGCACAAGAAGCATGGACTGCCCGTTATAACCACGAGACAATTTCTATGGGATTTTCAGTAACTGAAGAAGCTATTGAAGACAACCTGTATGATTCCTTGTCTGCTCGTTATACGAAGGCACTTGCCCGTGCTATGGCGTACACTAAACAGGTTAAAGGTGCTGCTATTTTAAATAACGCCTTTGCTGCTGCCACTACTTATGGGGATGGACAGACACTATGTTCTACTGCACACCCTCTAGTATCTGGCGGTACTAACTCTAATCGTCCTACTACTGGCGCTGATCTTAACGAGACTTCCTTGGAAGCCGCCGTTATTCAGATTGCTGGCTGGACTGATGAGCGTGGCCTGTTAATAGCGGCTAAACCCCGTAAATTAATACTTCCAGCTGATTTGCAATTCGTTGCAACTCGTCTGTTGGATACTGATTTACGTCCGGGCACTGCCGATAACGACATCAACGCCCTGCGTACTAACGGGTCAGTCCCTGAAGGGTACTCTGTGAATCATTACCTCACAGATACCAACGCATGGTTCTTGTTAACTGATGTCCCGAATGGTCTTAAGCACTTTGTGCGTACTCCAATGCAAACCTCTATGGATGCTGATTTTGATACTGGCAATAGCCGGTACAAGGCCCGTGAGCGTTATAGTTTTGGTGTATCTGATCCGTTAGGTGTTTTCGGTTCACCCGGAGCTACTTAAAGTTAGATAGAAAGGGGGTACTTAGTGCCCCTTTTCTTTATTTTTTATCCTGACTATCTCATCCCGAGATAGACACTAGCCACGACAGGAGACTCATATGGCTACTCATTTTAAAGGCCCTATTCTTTATTCCGCTGCCCGTAAAGGGCTTGAAAACCTTCAAGTTGGGGTTTGGACTAACCAAGCAGTTTTTGTAGATGATTTCACCGGTATACTTTTAGACGCTACCAATGATTGGACGGTAGTAAAAGATAGCGGTGCTACCGTTGCTATTACAGCAGATGCAGCTACCGGTGTATTGGCGCTTACTTCGGCAGCTACTACTGATGATGACGGTGCTTCCATTCAAGCTAATGAAATCTGGGGACTCACTGATCTAAGTGCTGGGGAAAAACTCTATTTTGAATCCCGGTTCTTTGCTTCTGCTACAGCAGGTTCTGGTGTGGGGCAGATGGATATTTGGGTAGGGCTTTGTGAAAATTTTGCAACGGCCCCGGAAAATGCTTTTACTGCTTCAAACCGGATAGGTTTTCAGTTAGACGATGGTTCTTCTCTTACTCGCTTAATTAGTGAGGCAAGTGATACTGAGACTGAGACTGAATTGGCTTCTACTTATAACCTGACTGATGACACTTATGTCACTCTCGGTTTTGTAGCTACTAAAGGTACATCAGGCGATATAGTACAGTATTACTACAACCGTAAATTGGTAGGTACTCATTCTACTAATGTCCCTACTGCCTTAATGACCACAGCAATGGTTGAAGTTACAGGGGATAATACAGGTACTAAGAGCATGAGTATTGATTACATAATGGCGGCGGTTGATCGTGGGGTTACCTATTAATGGCGACTAAAAAGGCTCCGGCCAAAAAAGCGGCTGCTAAGAAAGCACCGGCTAAGAAAGCACCCGCAAAAGCAACCGGAACCTTACCTCCGCCTAATAGTGCTGCTTATAAAGCAATGGTTTTACGTGGTGAAATCAAGGAGTAAGTTATGGCAGATGCAGTAACAACTCAAACCATTCAAGACGGTCAGCGTACCGCCATCATGAAGTTTACGAACTTATCGGATAATACTGGTGAAACTGCAGTTGTAAAAGTCAATGTTTCTGATTTGGAAGTTCAAGATGGTACTGGGGCTGCTTGTACGACTGTTACTGTACAGTCTATCCAGTTTGTAACTTATGGGATGTCAGTACAGATTGATCTTGATGCTACAGCTAATGTGTTGTTGGCTACGCTACCTGAAAATTATTCAGATACTCTGGATTTTTCAGATTATGGTGTTCCTAATAATGCGGGAACCGGGGTAACCGGTGACATACTTTTTACTACGATTGGTGCTGCTGCTGCGGATTCGTATATGGTGGTGTTAACTATGACGAAGAACTATGGGTAATGCCCAGTAAGAGTAAGAAGCAAGCGCGGTTTATGGCAGCTGTCGCCAATAACCCTTCATTTGCTAAAAAGGCGGGTGTTTCCCAAGATGTAGGGCGGGAGTTCGCTGATGCAGATGAGGGCCGAAAATTTGCAGGAGGTGGTGTTATGCCCAGTTATTACGACAGTAAATCCGGTAAACCGGGAACAGCGGTCAAAAAATATAGAGAGGGTGACAAAGTGGCTAGAACTAGAAGAGGTAATTTAGAGGCTGAAAAGCTCCGTGTAGGAGATATAGAACGTGATGCTACAGAAGAAAAAAGGCGAGTGAAGAAGAGGAAACCACGCGACCCCACAGAGCGTATAGATATGAGCGATGAATTAGCTCGCGTAACCGCTAGAGGACGTGATGCAGGGGATGAAGAGCGTCGTGTAGAGGGGGAACTCCGGCGTATGAATAAGGGAGGTAAAGTACGTGGTTCAGGTATTGCCATTAGGGGTATTCGTCCTCCCAGAATGATAACGATGAGCTAGTTATGGCTAAGAAAAAGAAAGGGAAGAAAAATTGGATTCAGAAGGCAATTAAAAATCCGGGCAGTTTGCGTAAAAAAGCTGGTGTGAAAAAAGGGCAGAAGATAAGTAAGAAGAAGTTATCTAAGTTATCTAAGTCAAAGAATCCGACCACTAGAAAACAAGCTAACTTAGCTAAAACGCTTAAAGGGTTTAGAAAGTAATGGCTACATCTGGTACTACAGCATTCAGTCCTGATTTTACTGAAATAGCAGAAGAAGCTTTTGAGCGTGCTGGGCGTGAAATGCGTACTGGTTATGATCTTCGTACTGCCCGTCGTTCTATGAACTTAATGACAATTGAGTGGCAGAATCGCGGTATTAACATGTGGACGATTGATGAAGGGACTATAGACCTCGTAGAAGACACGAGTGAATATGATTTACCTGCTGATACTATAGATTTGATGGAGCAGGTAATCAGAACAGGAAGTGGCAATGTTTCTACACAAGCTGATCTGACTATTTCCCGAATAAGTTTTCCTACTTACTCTTCCATCCCCAATAAGTTAACCAAAGGCCGTCCTATTCAAGTATGGGTACAACGACTACGGGACAACCCTACAATTACTGTGTGGCCTGTTCCTGACCAAGGAACGGCACTTGCTCCTATTTATATATTTAAATATTGGCGTATGCGGCGTATAGAAGACGCTGGGAGCGGTATTCAAACTCCTGATATGACATTTCGTTTTTTGCCAGCTCTTATGGCAGGGTTGGCTTATAATATCGCCATGAAAATACCAGAATTGGAAGGTAGATTGCCTATGTTGAAGTCTGTTTATGACGAAGAATTTGGTCTGGCAGCAGCAGAAGACAGGGAGAAAGCCACACTCAGGTTAGTACCCCGTATTTATGGGCCGAGGTAGATATGAGCGACAGATTTGCTTCCAGTAAAAATGCCCTTGCAATGTGTGATGTCTGCGGATTTCAGTATAAGTTACGGGAGCTAAGGACGTTGGTTGTAAAGGGTATAGAGGCCAATATAAAAGCGTGCCCTGAATGCTGGAATCCATCCCAAC